GTGTGCATAGCTATTTACTTAGCTATGCACACTACATTGGTATTTGTCAGTTTAATGCTGACACATTATGCAACTACACAGTCGCCTTTATGATATTTATCGTTTATCAGGGCTACTACATAGTCGCCTTATAAACTTCAATGTTTATCATATTGTATGTTTAATTACTGATACTTTTACCGGCTTAAAAGAGCCGCCGACATTTATTTGTCCGAAATCTTTTTTCTTTTTTGGTACGCCTGTTGAGGCATTTAATACCAAAACCATTTTCAAAGAGAGGTACGACAGTTCTCTGCTGTCTTACTCTATAAAAGCCTACCCCAAAGAGTAGAACTTGAGGGATGATATGAGTTTTGCGCTACTTGACTGCGCTTATTATTAAAGCGTCAAGCCACAACCTACCTGTCAGTTAATTTTCATGAAATTATTCGGCAGGGAACCGTAGAGTCGCGGGTGCCACGACTTGAAAGGACTTGTCCTTAGCATGCACCGTACACCGATGAACCTTACGAGGTGATGATTCGGCTAAAACGTGTCTCGAATTGTGTTAATTTGAACCCATTAATTTGGGCTCGAATCGACGCATACGGTGGTTATCAATATTTAATTATGAAATTTACCACCCGTGCGTTATTTGAGCTTTGTAAGAGTGGCGAAATTGCCGCTTTTGACTTTTTTAGTTATGCAAAAACTAGAATTATGAATACTAAATTGCTAACTAATTCAACGACCGAAAATGATGTTTTGAACATTATTGAGAATCTCGGTCTTCTTTTTACCAATCTTTACATGTGTAAATCGAAGCGTCATGCTTTGTTTATTATATTTATGTATTTGAAAACACATTATTCTTCATCAGTGCTGAAAAAATGCATTGATTTTTTAGTTGAGACTGATTTGTTTTCATCTAAGGAGGTTGAGGATGCAGAACAAGAAATTGATTCTAAAACTGCACTTTTCTATGACACTTCAGATTATTTCCCACAATGGGAAAGTGGATTTTTCTTTTCCGCTCAATCTGATACTTTCCCAGATTGGCTCCGTATTTTGAAGAAGAGCCAAATTGCTTGGGGAGCTGCACGTCAATCTCCGATGTTTGAGAAAGTTTCTAAACTTATTTCCATGTTCGCAGCCTTAGGGCTTTGTGAACTATCTAATTTTAATATTGATTTTAATGGAGTTAGAATTTTTTCTATTGGTGCCTATCGCAAACATGTTAGTGCCCCTGATATTGGTGCTGCCATTTTAGACACTATTGTCTTTTTTGCAGAAGGTGCTTATAAATTTTTTCAAAACGGTTCTGTTAGCCATTTTTTATATACTGATCAAGATGCTGAAGATTTTGATGAAGTTTATTATAAGATTTATGAGATGAGTAATTTTATTAGATGTGGTAATATCTCCAAATATGGAGATGGTTCCATGACCGAAAACGGTTATGACCGTCTTTTGTCTAACGCTATTGACCGCGGAACTATTATTATGCGTGGACTTAAGGGTCCAGAGCGCACTCTTTTCGGAACTAAGTATGAAAAGCTTCGCAAAATTAGAGCGGATTTTATTCAGTACCGAACATCTGGAAAATTGCGCATTGCACCATTTTCTATGTATTTGCATGGTGATTCTTCCGTTGGAAAATCATATTTGTCTGCTTTGCTTGTAAGATTAGTTCTCAAGATGAATGGTTATGAAGCCACAGATGATCTTTTGATGAATCTTAATGCATCAGATAAATTTATGTCTAATGCCAAAGCTTTCATTAATGGTATTCTCTTGGATGATGTGGGAAATACTAATCCCCAATTTGTTCAAGAAGCTTTTACTCAAAGACTTATTGATCTTGTTAATAATGTTCCTTATTATGCCAATATGGCAGAAATTGAACAAAAAGGTAAAATGGCTTTAGAACCTTTAGTAGTTCTCTTAAATAGTAATGTTATGTTGGATAAACTTGCTGCAATTTATTCCAATAATATTATGTCTATTATTCGCAGGTGTCACATTCACATTACTGTTCATGTTAAAGAGGCTTACCGTAAGCATGGTTTTCAACTTAATTCCGAAAAAGTCAAAGAAGATTATGGTGACGACCCCTATCCTGATGTCTGGGAGTTCGATACCTTTTATGCCGATAATTCAGATAAAAAAGAAGGTGAGCTTAAACTTCTCGTTAATCATCGCATTAATTTGAGGCAACTTATCGCTCTTCTTGCTGTCAAGTCACGAGAACACTATGCTAACCAGAAACATATAATTGAAATTTCAAGGAATTTGGCTGATAAAATCCATTTGTGCCAATTTTGCCGCTTGCCTACTGTACATTGTGAGTGTGAACTTTTAGAATTAGAAGGACAGTTTGGTATTCCTACTAAGGACGATGCCAAAGCTGCCTTTGAATGGATTAAAAAACACAGACATTTTAACAGAATTTATACCTTTTTAGATAATTTAAATTTTTTGGCTTGGTGCCAAAAAGTAGCTTATTTTTTACAATTTAAAGGTATATGGGATGGGGAGAATACAATGAGAATATTAGGCCATTTGTCTACTTGTTTTTCTGTATTATCCTTCCTTTTCGGTTATCTTTCTGTACTTTTCATTGTTGGGCTTATTTCTGCATTTCATTTTTATATTATTCGATTTTACATGAAATATCGTAGTATGTTGGGGAAGGCATCTAAATATAAAAATATTGTAAATGATGTTTTCACTACCGTTAGGAAGAGAAGAGCTGCTCAGTTTTTTGCTTCTTTTGTTGCATTAGCTGTTACCTATAAAGTCTTTAGGAGATATTATTCCTTTTGGAAGGAACAAGGTAATTTGTTGAGCCCTTCTGATGTTGAAGTGCAAATTCGTGATGCTGAAGCAAATCCATGGATTGGTGCTTACGTACAGAAGGTTCCCCAATCTGCAAATATTCAGTGTGATTTAAACCAGCTGATTAATGTAATTGAGTCTAACCTCACGTATGCACGTTTTCCAAAACATCCAGACGGTGTTGGTACATGCAATATGCTTTTTGTAAAGTCGAATTTAGCCATCGTTCCTCAACATATTTGGTATGATGAGCAGATTCCTTTTGAGGTATATCATGCAAATCGAATGGATTATTCAATTAATAAAAGTGTTGCTCACAAGCGTGGACATGGAGTTCTTTCTAAACAATCCGCTTATTTTGTACCAAATACGGACTTATGCATTGTTCGAGTTTCCGGATGCGGAACGTGGAAGGATATTTCAAAGTTTTTACCCGATGCTCCAATTAGTAAAGCTAATGCTTCATTAATTTACAGGAATTCTGAAGGTAATATTATTAAATATTCCACTTACATAAGTCCCCAGGCTGATATCAAGGTGGGTAGCATTACTTATTCTGGCCATGTTTATACATTGCCTGAAAAGACTTTTAATGGTCTTTGTATTGCTACACTTGTTGCCGATACTAAACCATCTGTTATTGCGGGGGTGCATTTAGCAGGTAGTGGTTGTAAAGGGGCAAGTGGTGCAGTAATCAAACAACACATTTTTGATGCTGTTGATTATTTGAATAAGAATATTTCAACTTTTGTACCACATTCCGAGGGGGATTTTCCAGTCATTCAGTGTGGTGTTGAAGTTCTTACTTCCGATAAAGTTCATTCCAATTCATGTGTGAATTATATTCCTACTGACGGAGTTCTTTGTGTTTATGGAAGTTGTAGGGGCCGATCAACTAATCGTTCTGAGGTTGTTAATACCCCTATTTCCAATGATGTCGCTAAGATTTGTGGACAGGAAAATTTATGGGGTCCTCCCAAATTCCATCCATGGAAACCTTTTTACGTCAATTTGCAAAATGTTACTAATCCTAGTATGGATATGCCAGGTGTAGCTCTTGAATGGGCTTGTAGGGATTATATCTTGCCGTTTCGTTCTATTGTTGAACGTTCCATTTGGCAGAAGGAATTGAGAGTTCTTAACGATATTGAGACAGTTTGTGGAATTGACGGCAAGCGTTTTATCGATGCTATGATTTCCAAAACTGCTGTAGGTTATCCTTTAACTGGGCCAAAGAGTCAATACATGATTGCTCTTAATCCAGATGAATATCCAGGAGTTTCCTGTCCTATGGAACTTATGGACGTCATTAAGGACGAATATGCCCGTCTTGAAGCTTGTTATTTGCGAGGTGAGAGAGGATACCCTATTTTTAAAGCTTCACTAAAAGACGAGCCTACCAAGAGAACAAAGGATAAGGTTCGTGTTTTTTATGGCGCTCCTACTTCCTTGCAATTTTTGGTTCGCAAGTATTTTTTATCAGTATTACGTTTTATGTCTATGAATCCTATTGATTCCGAGTGTGCTGTTGGTATTAATGCTTTTGGACCCGAGTGGGACCAATTAGCAAAACACATGAAGATGTTTGGTGAAGACCGTATTTTTGCAGGTGATTACAAGTCGTATGATACTCGTATGCCTGCTCAAGTTACTTTAGCAGCTTATAACATTCTAATTACTATTTGTGAGATGAGTGGTAATTTTTCTACAAATGACATTAAAATTATGCGTGGAATTGCTACTGATTGCTGCTATCCCTTTGTAGCCTTCAATGGAGATCTTGTTTCTTTTAATGGTGTACATATTTCAGGGATTAATCTCACCGCCTATGTTGGCAGTGTAGCTAACGCTTTGTTAAAGCGCAGTGGTTATTTCGCATTATGTAATTCTTACCACGAGGTGCTTATGCCTTATCGTGATGTGGTTGCCGATATGAATTATGGTGATGATTTCAAGGGTAGTGTTTCAGAAAGTGCAGACTTTTTTAATTTCATTTCTTATCAGGCTTTTTTGGCAGAACATGGTATTATTTTAACTATGCCAGATAAGGAGTCTGCTGCTACTAAGTATATGAATGATGAAGATGCTGACTTTTTGAAACGAAAGAATGTTTACAATTCAGAGTTAAATCAAATCATGGGAGCTCTAGACAAGCAATCGATTTATAAGTCGTTGCATTGTGTATGTAAGAGCAAGCATGTTACCACCAAAGAACAATCCCAAATGAATATTGATGGTGCTCTTCGTGAAATGTTTTTGCATGGAGAATTTGATTATGAAACTTTGCGTTCTCAATTGAAAGAGATCGCTAAGCTTAATGACATTATGGGATGCTTGATGTTGGATGTCTCTTATTCTGAATACATGGAAGAGTACAAGCGTAAGTATTATGATGCGCCCGAATTCGACCATGAAGTGCAGGATTTACACTTTGAAATTCAATCTGGTTTAGAAGGAAAGAATTATTATAAGTCTCGATATATCAGAAAGAGAGAAACTCGTTTTATTTATAACGAGAATAGTGGATTTTTGCATGAATATGAAGACGATTCTGTTAAGATCATTCGTAGGCATAAATCTTCTAATGGTTTGGAAGGTTTTGAGCCTTTACCTAGTTTCTTTAATATTCCAAAGACTCCTCGTACTCGTAATCAGATTGATTTGTTGTATAAGATGGCTCATAAGCCATGTCTTTATCAATCTGTTGTTTGGGGTCCAATGCAGAGACCATTGGGAGATATAGATCTAGGTTTTTATTTAGGTGGAAATAATGAATTTGCCATTTTTGAGTGTAAGAAGACTTACCATAAAGGTACTTCCTCAAAGATTCGTAGGCAAGTTGAAGCCCAAGTAGCAGTTTTGGCTTATTACAATCCAAAAGCTATTTTTCATGGCTTTCTAATTAGAGGAGATAAATGTGAACATATCGCATCTTCTCAGCCTCCTACCAAGAAGGTTTTAAAGTTAGAATTGTTTAAAGGTTCTTATTCAGGGAAGCTCATTGGCAAAGATGCCGTTTGCGAACTTTTTAAGAAATTACACCTAGATTAGGCATTTGCATCACTTTGACCTGGCGAGGTCAGTAAATATACGCTTTTTACCCCCGGTGCAGGGTTACATTGTACCACCTTATCGCAGTTGATTACGGCAGAGTCGAAATGATTTGCTTGTTTTATTTTCAATTCTGACGCTCTGCGATTTGCATATTATTGTACATAAACATGCGTCTGTGGAGTGCTGAGTCGCACCCATAGTACTATTATAGACTTGCTACAACATTAAATCAAAATTTTACGGTAGAAACCGCCAATTCATCTTTGAAGGAACAGAATGTGTCTTTTAATGACCAATCTGCGGGCTATGTTCATTCCCTTAATTCTGTTATTGATTCTACGAGAACCAATGTGGATGCATATGATGTGGAATTGGGGAATTTTTTCGAACGTCCATTAAAAATAGCTTCGTATGAGTGGTCAACAACCATTACTTTCTTTCAAGATTTTAACCCGTGGTCATTGTATTTAGAGAATCCTCGTGTAGCGAATCGCATTTCCAATTATAAGTTGCTTAAAGGCAAACTTCACGTTAAGTTTATGATAAATGGTAATGCGTTTTACTACGGTAGGTTATTGGCTAATTACATTCCTAGACACAATTCTGATAATATCGTCGTGAATCGTGCTCTTATTTCGGTGGATAATGTTGAGGCTTCTCAGAGACCTCATATTTTTATTGATCCGTGTACAAATCAAGCTGGGGAGATTACTTGCCCCTTCCTCTGTCCTACTGACGCTTTAAATATCACTAAGGGCGAATGGGAGGATATGGGCTTGATGAATTTACGCGAACTTAATCCACTTCAACATGCCAACGGAGCTACCGATCCAATAACGATAACTGTTATGGCTTGGATGTCAGAGGTGACTTTGACTGCTCCTACTGCTACCAATTCTCATGGTCTCACTGCTCAAAGTGGTTTTGAGCCGCAATCAGGGAAAGAGAAATCCAAACCTCGTGTCAAAAAAGTTACGAACAAGCCTAACCAAAATTCTTCTTCGTATTCGAAACAAGATGAATATGGTTCAGGACCTGTTTCGGGACCTGCTTCGACGGTTGCGCGCATCGCTGGCATGCTTAAAGAGGCACCTGTCATTGGGCCTTATGCTAAAGCTACTCAAATTGCTGCTTCCGGTATCTCAAACATTGCTAAATTGTTTGGTTATTCTAGACCTCCTACTTTAGCTCCTGAGGTGCGAATGCAACAACGTACTCTTGCAGGTATGGCACTTACCAATATTCCCGATGAAGTAGAAAAACTTGCTTTGGACGCCAAGCAAGAGCTCACCGTTGACGGTAGTGTAGTTGGCCTTGATAATACAGATGAGATGACAATCAAGAGTATTGCAACTCGTGAGTCTTTTTTGGACACTTGTACGTGGAGAACTTCTACGGCCGTTGGTAATCCGCTTTTTAGCGCTTTAGTTACACCTTGTCATGCCAAAGAATATGGTACCACACCGAAGGAACATCACTGTACCGCGGCACAATTTGCGGCCACTCCTTTTAAGTATTGGAGGGGCACTATTAAATATCGTTTTCAGATTGTGTCTAGTGCCTATCATAAAGGTAGGTTGCTTATTCAGTGGGATCCACAAACTTGGTCTTCCACTGAAACGAATGTTCAATACTCGCAGATTGTTGATATTTCTGATGAGAAGGATTTCACTATTGAGGTTGGTTGGGGAGCAGAGTATGGTTGGCTGGAGTGCACTCCACCAACTTTTACCACACATGGAGTTGATTATTTTATCACCACTAATCAGTCTTTCAGGTATAATGGTGTATTGTCTGTGTCTGTTTTGAATGGTTTGACATCTCCTAGCTTAAGTGCAGGAAATGCTATTAGCATGAACGTTTTTGTTTCTGCTGGTGATGATATAGAATTTGCCGTACCTATTGAAAGACGTTTATCTGAAGTCGAGTATTTCCCTCAATCTGGTTTTGAGTTTCAGTCTGGCGTAGAAGAGCCTGCCGTTCAAATGGACAAGGACGATACGGAACAACCTTCTATTCCAGTTCAGAGCACTGTATTAACAACGTTTGCAGAGTCTCCGTCATGTACTGATCATTCGCTCGACGTCTATTACGGAGAGTCTATTACATCTTTTAGGCAATGCCTTAAGAGATATCAGTTTGTCGGAGGGGTACCTGCAACGTCTTTCGTGCCCGGTGTCCGTCGTCAAGTCTATTCTTTCAGACATTATCCTCCTTTACCTAATCAGACTACCAATGTTTCTTGGGATGATCTGTTAGGTGTACCTGTCGGTAGAAATTTGAATAAGATGAATTTAATGACTTACCTTTATCCAGCTTTTGCAGCTGGGCGAGGAGGTACTAGGTGGAGGATTATAAAGTTCGCTCCAACCAACGGTGGTAAATCGATCATTTCCTTATCTAATTATCCTAGAACCGGTAATGCCGGTCCTGTAGTTGATGAACCCGTTGATCTTACAGATGCACAAAAGTGTTATCTACAATCTCATGCTATCACGGGACAAGGTTGGCAAGGTATGACTGCGACCACTAGCGAGAATAACCCTGTATTATATGCTGAAATTCCTTATCAGACAAACAGGCGTTTCTTCCATACTCGCGACACTTCACGAACATTGAGGCCAGAGGACAAACCCATTAGTTTCCAACATTGTGGAAATAGTTTGTCCACCGGAAATGAAGTTTTATTATGCTACATATCAGCTTCTGAGGATTTTTCTTTACATATGTATATGGGTCCTCCTATTATGTATACATAATTTTGCATATTGTATATATCTATATATATATTTCTGCGAAATTTATGTAGTCTTTTAGACATTTTAAACCTGTGTGTAACCCGCAGGGCATTCACTTGAATGCGCCCCATTGGGGCTCGCTACAATATAATTGTAACCCTAGTTTTTGTAACTTGGATTGAGCCACCAGTGGTTGCTCGTTTAGGTGAAATTTTGTAAGGTTGCAATTTATTGAAGCGGATCTTCTTCCGAAGAAGGTTACTTTCGCAAAAAAAAAAAGATCGGA